CATATCAAATTCTAATGCAAATTTCTTAGCCAACCCATCAGCCCCATCCTTTTGGCCTCCACTTACTATTTCTAATTCATCTCCAAACTTTTCTTTTAGTTTAAAAACAAAATCTTTTATCTTCTTTGTATTTGTATAACTGCGACTACCTACGATTGCTATCTTCATAGTCATTTCTTTTCTGTTTCCTTTTTGGTGGTTTTTCTGAGATTGTGAAATCCCATGTTGATTTAAAACTATCTAATCCTTGTAATATTCCATCCACCCCATTTGTATATCTATAAGCAAATCTTGTATAGTTTGTAGAGTTAGCAATCGCAAAATCTTTTGGTATAATATCATACCAAATAAAATCTCTAAACTGATCAAAATACTCAGGTCGAATTATAGTTTTAAAATTATGATGTGGTATTCTATCCCACTTCTTAACAAATTTTGACATATCAACTTTATCTCTCTTTTGATCAAACCAAAAGAATAATGTCATATTATTAATCTCATTACCATATTCTGATATTTTATCTATTACTTCGTCTTCTTTATCTGTACCTACAAAATCAGGTAAATACACTCTTAATGTTGGTGAAATCATGCCATTTTCCTATCACATAAATCTGGTTTGTTTTTATACTCGCACCATTTACAATTTTTCGTTGATGGTTCTTTACGATATTCTTTTATTGAATGATTTCCCTTAACATTAAAACCATCACTAATAAATTCATCCAATCTTCTTATAACCTTATTAATACTTGGTTTACCACTTGCTGGTGAAAAAACCTGTATTCTCTTTTGTGGAAAATCTATATTCTCATATAACTTTCTCTTCAATATTAAATATTCAATATCTATTTTATCGATAGGAATTTCATTCTCTTTAGAAAAAAATTGTTTATATAATAATAACTGGTTGGTTTTATTCTTGTCCATCTTCTGATACTTGTTCCAACCATAGGTTGCAGTTTTAATATCAATGATTTTAATACGACCTGTTACTTTATGATGTATAACCACATCCATATACCCATTAAATTTCATATTGTTGGGTAAATCATAATCCACACTCATCTCAATCCCAACTAATTCTGTATTCTTCTTTGGAAAATATCCACTCTTTCTTTTCTTAAATTCATTTATCATATTAACACCATCTTGATAAAACTCTTTCATATCTTGTAGTGTTATTGATAACTCTTCTTCGGAATCTGATTTAGCAGTTTTATAATTTTCTTCCATTCGATATTTTAAAATATCTTCTAATGGTAGAGCATCTGCTTCTTTGATAGTTCGTTCATAATAACAAACTAAATAGGCTTGAATCACTTCATGTACTGAAGTACCGAAGATAGTATAGATATTATCAGTAAATGTACCGAGTTTATCTATATAATTGAGTTTCCACATATGTGGGCATCTATCCCATTGTGAAAACTGACTATAACTAATCTTTCCCAAGTTTTACCGCTCGTTCTAATTCACATTGTAGATGGTTTGTACCACCTGAAAGATAATCATACTCAACTTCATGTGTATGTTTTCCACAATACTCACAAGTCCAATATTCTAAATATTCTTTCTCGTACTGTGTTGGTGTAACTAATTCACGAACTCTTCTACCTAATTCCATATCATTTGGATATTTTTTAGCAAGTTCTTGTATCGTATAGTTATTTATTATTTTTTGGTGTCTTACTACTTCCCCCATTTATCTCTCCCTACGATAGTTGCCATAATTCCATAATTAGACACATCGAGATAAGCATCTTCTACAGTTTCACCTTCTACCGCATTTTTACGACCACTCATCAAAAGATTTTTTAGTCTTTGAATCTTATCATTCATTCTAAACCATAACCCTGTTAATGATAGATGAACTTCATCTGGTGTTATTAATTGTGTACCAACACTAATATTGCCAGGGCCGTAATCGTGTTGTTTATGTAAGAACAACTCGTATTGTTCTCTTTGAATCTTCTTGAACTCTTTTGTCATCTCTGGCCACTCTCGTTCCATTTGTTCAATAACAGATTCCTCTTTTATTCCTGATTTGCTATCCTTGATAACCTTCATATTATTCTCCATTTCATCTAATATATTTTCTGGAACTATCATGTATTTAATTTGTTTGAATATACAACATTTTTACTGTATAAGTCAAGCAATTTTATCAATAATTCCATAATCTAAACACATTGGTGCTGTTAGATATGTATCATTTCTTTGAATCTTTTCCCAAAAGGCTGCATCTTTATTTGAAACTTCACCTAAAATCTTATTAATATTTTTCTGTAAATCTTTTAGATGGTCAACACCTTTCATAACATCCGTAGTTTTACCTGCTTCAAATGCTGAACCCTCATGTACCATTACAGTTGAGTTCTTACTCATAGTTCTTGTACCTGTACCACAAGCCAACAATACCGAAGCGGCACTCATACAAGTTCCAATACAATGTGTGTTTACTTTAACTGGTAAACTTCTCATAAAATCAACCAACCCCAACATAGCATATACATCGCCACCATATGAAGTTATATTCATATTTATATCCTTATTTGGATTACATCTTAATAAATAATCTAACTTGATTTGTACTGAATATACACTATCTATTTCAAACTCGTGGTTCATCCAAGTGGTATTGGTATCTGAATTAACACCCCACTCAATTTCTTTCATAAAAAATGCTTGTTCTTTTTTATAATCCATTACTTGCTCCATATTTTTTTCAATTGTTTATCATCAACACCATATTTCATTATGATTGTCATAATTTGTTCTTTTGTTAATATCTTCAAATGTTCATCTACTTCTCGTGAACTACATTCAAAATAATCCTTTAAATGTTCCATTGCCCATTTCTCTACTTTTGATTTCTTTTTTGATTTCACATATCTCAAAAAAGTTCTACCTCTTGGTAATACATCTATATAAAACTGATAAAGATTCTTTGGTTTTATTTCCCAATACTTTTGAATCTCATTTACAACTTGTATCCATTCTGATTTCATACTAAGAAATCTATGAACCATATAGTTACTCCATGTTTTCTTATCACCATCGGAAATTGAATCCCAATATAATGTATTTTGTACATTTGTAATTTGCTTTATATGGTCGAATAATGATTTAGACATAATAACCTTTAGATATTAATAAATAGTTTAAAATGGTTTGAAACCTTCAATAAATTTTAATACCCAATCGTTTACTTTTGCATCAATTAATAATGTAACTCTATCTGTATCTCCATCATTAAACATAGTATGTATTTTAGTAACATCAAAGTGATACATTAATCCTACTTGTAATTTATAACATTTATAATGTCCTTCAAATCTCTTTCCAAATGAAATCATATCATAACTATTTTCTTCTGTCCATCCCTCTTCAATTTCATCATAATCTGTAACACATAACCATGAATTATTATTTGTTACAATAGGAATTTGAAATCTTTTTACATCTAATCCCATATCTTTATCATGATGCAATCCATAAGAAGAATTAGCCTTTCTTCTCAACAATCTAAACGATGTTATCTCTGTTTCAAAACTATCAAATATTTCTTTAAAGTATGGTGTATAATCTAATACTCCTCGTAAGGGAACATTATTGTGATGACTTAGATGTGGTTCTTTTAAATCATAAATACTTGGTAAAGATATACAATGACCGAACGCTCCATCTTCATATTTAAATCTGTCCTCTACAAACTTTTTATCTTCTCGTAACTTATCTATATTATAAACTTTATTATTTCTACCCAACTTCATTTATTTATCTCTTTCACATCTAAACATTGTGGACATTCATAACAAACTTCATCACCTTGTGGTTCTCTACACCACCAAACATTATCTTGTAATTCTTTTGATAAACCATTCCAAATCTCTTCTTTTGTCATTCCTCGTGTTGGAAAATAACTTAATGTTGCTTTATGAGTTGTATAAGTATTATTAATATAAGCAGATGCGGCTAACATCTCAACTGATATACTTTGTTCATAAGATTGGTTATATCTCTCTCCATCTATCTCATTTTCTGTTTTATTAACTGCAACATACATGGTATCATACTCGTATTGATATGCAATTCTAATAACATCAACAAGAGCAATCCAAGAATCACCCATCATACTAACATATTGAGTTGATTCAGTATATTTAAAGGGTCTAACTTTTTGTAACATCGGTTCTAAAATTTTAATGGCCTGTAATTGTTTACCCATCATAGAACCACGATTTAATAATTTTACATGATGGGCATGAACTTCGTAATCCTTATCCTTTAGTAGATGATACAATACATAAGTGGAATCTATTCCACCACTCCAAGATACTATTGCTTTCTTTACCAATTTAATTCCTCACCCGTTGTCCATGTTATTAATGCAATTCTTTTACCCTTTGTTATAGGTGTAACTCTATGATATAAAAATATTGGAAAAACTATAGCAACTCCAACTTCTTGTTTTACTTTGAAAACTTCACCTTGAAAAAATTCAAAATCTCCACCCTCACACTCTAAACTAAGTGGAATTATAACTCCTAATCTACGATTCCCATTTAAAACATCTGTATGCCATTCACAATCATCATTAATATTATATTCTTTTATTCCAATATAATCTTGTACCCCATTATATAATGTGTTAAAATATTTTTGATTAACAATTCCTACATAAGTTTCAATTCTATTTCTTACCCAAGTATCATCATCTAAAATTTTTGCAGGATAATTTCCATAAGTACCATGATGTTTTTTATTTTGTTCAATTGCCTCTTTACTATCTTCAGTAATTAACTGAGATGGTGAATTTATTATTTTTTCACACTCTTCCTTTGAAAATATCTTTTGAGCCCTACTATTTCTTCCATTATACAAAATGATCTCCAACAAATAATTCCTGAATTACATATCGTTTACCTTTTGTTACTGGAGCAACATTATGACATAGAAATGCAGGAAACAATGTTAATGAACCCTTTAACTTGTTCATTGTATACCACTCTTTTGTATCTTTATCTTGGATACCGAACTGAACATCTCCACCCTCATATTCACTTGGGTCTGTGAGTTGAATAATCCCTACAATTTTTCTTATTGAGCAATGTCCAGCATTGAAATCTGTATGCCATCCATAAAAAGCACCATCTTGATATTCTATTAATTTTAATTCATCATCACACCCATCAACATTAAAATGAAAAACTTTATCATTTACAATATTTGCCATTTGAAACATTTTATCTTGTAACCATTTCCAATCTTTATTCGTTTTATCAGGTCTTGACTCAAGTGTTGGTTGATCACATAAATACCACTCTTTAGTTTTTCTAATCTCTGGTATAATTGCATTTCTACCATCTTCTCCACCAACTCCACCAGGAATCATTTGTTCAGATTCCATTATGTCTTTTTTTAACTCATCACACTTTTCTTCTGAAAGAAATTTTGGTATTTGTATTGAAAATTTTAAATCGTTATTTTGTTTATACAAAAGTATCTCCTTCCATCCATGTAATTATTGAATATCTAAAACCTTTTTTAATTGGTGTAACTCTATGTGATAAGAACGATGGAAATATGATTAAAGTACCTTGTGATTTCTTCCCACTAACCAAACTACCATCAGCTGAGTTTGTAATACCAAACTCTAACTCTCCACCATCATAATCATTTTCTTCCGACAATTGAATTATTGCAGTTAACTTTCGTAATGAAGTTTCACTTCTACCAATATCTGTATGCCAAGTGTAATTACTATCAATTCCATACTTTAGGAATCTAAGTATATCTATACTTTCTATTTCGTAATTAAAATATTGTTTGTTTGCAACTTTTATTGCATCATTTAATTTCTTGAATAAATTTTCATCGTGAAAATCTATATTGAGAGTTTTTCGAACATTTTTATTAACTATATTTTCTGTATAATCACCTGCTAAATTTGCATCTACCAACTCATCCGTATCGTAACTATCTCGTAGTTTAATACACTCTTCTTTAGTTAAATAATTCTCTCTATATACAACGAACTGAAACCTATCATTTTTTTTCATTTTCTACATCTATTCTTTTCCAGGAATATTGTGAACTAATATATCTGAACTAAAATAGGTATCAATATCTTCTACATCCAAAGAATAGAAAGTAATATCTTCAGTACCATAATTTTCTTGAACATCTACTATACTAATTTCATTAGCATCCTTATCAAATAATTCATCATTAGCTTCCAATCTCCAAATCTGTTTCCACCTATAAGTTCCACTTCCCTGAACATCAGTAAAAACACTACCAAGTTGTGGAAATCTATATTCTTTATTATCACTACCACTAACTGTATAATAATGTGGTGTAGTTGAAGTACTTATACCAACTACAACTGAACCAGTCATAAAACTTCCTGATAAACTTGTTGTTGAGTAATTCAAATAATTTAAGTCTCCATCTGGCATTCCATATGGTAGGTATGATTTAACCACATCACCTACTTCAATATCTTGAACTTGTTTTGTTGAATCATCATACATACGAATTGAACTACCACTTGGTGTTGAAAGTCCTTGATGTGGTTTCAATGTCCATACTGCCCAACCATCATTTGGTTCGTCATATTCACGAGTATCCGATGGTGGATACATTTTTGATTTTTGGGGATTAAAAAATGAAGCTATAACTTTATTATCTTCTGGAGTTAGTAATAAAGAAACTCTACCTTGTGAAATATATCCTTGATTATTTGAATCAAGACTACCCGAACCTATTACATAATTCTCATTAACATATATTTCTCCTTCCTCTTCGTGTCCAGAAGAAGTGTAGTATGATAATACTGCAGAAGCAGATTCTTCCATTGCAACATCGTCTGCTCTATAAGAGTGTAAATATAATTCTCCACCCATTGTCATTTGTAAAGATGCATCACCATATATAGTTTTAGTTGTATAATCTGGCCAATCTCCAATACCATGTCCAATTGAAATTGATGAAGAATCAAAAGTAGGAATTAAACTTGATGATATTGGTGAATGTGTTAATGTTTTTCTAAATTTTTCCTTATCAAATGAACTACTAACAATTTGATATAATGTATCATCTTGGTGCACAGGACTATGTAAAAACAAATGGAAGCTTCCAGAAAATGAACCTGTACCTCTCATATCAAGATATTGTCTATCATTAGGATCACTGTGAAATGAAGAACTAATATTAACTTCTGCAAAACTTGATGATATTATTGACCTTTGAGACATTGGTGGATTCACCCCAAATGCATTTGAATCTGCACTACCATACACAATTACATTATCATAACTTTGAGTTGCAGCATATTGTGCTATGTCTGGAAAAAAATTAGGAAAAACAGTAGATGCTTGAGCAGAATACATATTTGTATTATTTTCAAAAAAATACACATTTTCAGAACCACTTTCAATTGTAAAATCTAATCCTGCAATTATACCAGTTCTACTTAATGTAGGCCATCCACCTGCACTACCTGTTACATAGTTCCAAAATTCCTTTGCTTTAGTATGTACCTCACTTTTTTGTGAATAACTAACCAACTGTTCATTTGTTAATGCCATTTTTAAAACTCCTTATTTATGGTAGAATATTTCAATAATAAATATCAACTATCCAATAAATCAATAATATTTTCTTGTAAATGTTTGATACAATGTATCACAGTACCTTTATTCCATATCTCTACATCATTCATTATAGAATCCTTGCCTAAATACTCCATTTCTCTAAAGGAACGCAAATTCATATGTCTTCCAAACCCACGATATTTTCGTTTAATCCAAGTATTATACGAATAACTATCATTATCCCCAACATTCATTAATATGGTTTTGTTTTTTGATTTATAACTTGGTGTATCATATACTGGTGAATCATTCTCATCCCAAGTTTTCAAAACTTCACCTGATGGTGAGTGCCATACAAATGATATTATTTTATCATTCTCTGTAATATAATAAAACTTTCTACCATTTTGGATTCTCCATTTATAATCTTCTATAGTCCACATCCCATCATAATCACCTATATCGTTTTTAAAAACCTCTAAGGCCTCTTCAACTAATTCAATTTTTGGTGTACCATTATTATAAACCCAACCTTTTGGTAGGTCTTCTATTGGCCAATTTCCATTACATAGCCTTTGAAATCTTATTAATTTAATTATTATTCTCCCTGTTCTACTTGACTAATTATAAATTTTCAAGATCAAGTCCAGTACCAGCTAACATTGTCTTTGGAACTTTTCCGCAATTCCCACAACTATAAACATCAATCGGAACTAATGCTTCTTTTCCTGTTGGTGATACAATTG